CGTGCCCGCGTGGCAGACTTTCCAGAGCCTCACACCTTTGCCGTCGTGCATGTCCATACGAATGTAGCTCTCGTAATAGACGATGTATTCAAGCTCTTGCTGGACAGGCTCGTCGATGTTGTGGCTGGTCGTCTGCTGCGTCCTGGCGAGCACCTCAGGGCTGAACTGCAGCTCCTTGGCGTCGTCGCTCGGGATCGCCATGACGATGGACTTCTTGTATCCCATCTCCATCAGCTCGGCCTTTGTCTTCGGCGTGCGGTGACCACAGTAGGTCGACTCGATCACGGAAGTGGCCAGAGGCTCGATCAGGAACTCCTCAGGAGCCACAGGATCGATGCGGATGCAGCTGCAGTCCTTCTTGCGCGTCAGGGTGCCGCTGAAGGTGCCGCTCGTCGGGTCCAGGTCAGCGTCGAAGTCTGACACGTCTTCCTGCGCGGCTAGCGCGTGTGCGTCGTCGAACGAGAGGCTGTCGAAGGTCTCTTCGCTGGTGTCGTACTTCTCAAGCCAATACACCTTCGCAACGCCAGCGCGGGCCGTGAGCCCGTCGTGGATGACGCTGTTGAAGACGTTGTAGCCCTCGTTGAGGCGGAAGATGACGTAAGACGCGTACTCTGTTGCCACGAGGCAATTAGCAGCGCCCATCTGGTTATCAGGGTCGAACCGGGCGATCTGGTCGCCGCCTGCGAACACCTCAAGCAGCTGCGAGCGCTGCATCTCGACGCTGTCGTAAACATCGCTGCTTACATACGAGGACGAGCCTTCTGAGGTGCGCTTGGGCAGCTCACCGTTCATGTAGCGGGTTACGCGCTCGCGCTCCCGGGAGAGACGGCTGTCGAACCAGCTAACACTGTTCTGGGTCTTCTGAGAAACCTTAGTGTAGATTTCTTCGTCTGTGAGAATAGCTGGCTTTCGAGCCATGGGTCCTTAGATTGCTTCGCAGTAGTGGTCGTCCGAGACCTCGACCGGCTTCCACTTGCCGTCGTGCGCGTAGGCAGCGATGGCTAGGGCCATAACACAGTCATCGTGGTTGCCTGCTTCGGCTTCCATCTTTCCTGCTTCAGTCACGACGAAGGTTTTCATTTCCTTCAGCGTGGTCTCGTCGTTGATTTCAATCTCGCGCTCGCGGTCGAGGGCGCGAAGGTTATCGATGATCAGAGGCTTGGTGGCCTCGCTCGTGTAGAAACCGAGCTTGATCGTGTCCTTATCGGGCTCCATGGTGCCTTCCACCTGATCCGTGTAGAGGTACGGATAGTTGGCATCACGCAGGGCAACGCAGGTCACGAGACCATGGTTGTTGCGCTCGGGCGCGATGGTGGCGCAGTTGTAGTAGTAGCCCAGTGCTTCGAGCACCTTGGCGAACACGTCAGGGTGACACAGGCCTCGCCACGTTGCGATTTGACGCATCTGGCTGTCGAGGACCTGAGCGACCGAGGGGTCACCGTCCTTGCGGCCTTTGATGCCTTGGCGTAGGCCCATGCCCACGTCAGCGCCGATCACGTAGCTCTCGTTGGCTGCGCGAGGGATGTAGACCTTCAGCTCACCACGTGCGTTCTCGCGGAGAACGCGGAGCGGCAGCGGCTGCTTGGTCTTCTCGTCGAAGGTCTGCTCGACAGCCATCAGGGTGATGGGCTGCGTCGGCTCCTTCAGGCGCTCGGTGACGTAGTCGTTGTTGAAGATGGGTCGGCCGGTGCTGAGGAAGGCCTCGTCAGCGGTCGATGGGTATTCCTGCTTGAACAGGTCAAGCCCGTTCGTCGCCACCTTCTTACGACGCCAATAGAGTTGGTCGTTGGAGGTGAGCCCGTCGTCGTAGAACTGAGCGATCAGCTCCTCTTCTTCAGGCGTACGCTGGAAATCAGCAGGCGCAGTCTCGCGGTACTCGTCGCTCTCAAACCACGCGGAGAAGAACACTTCGTATCCGTTCCAAAGCACGCTGGTTGGTTCGGACGCGCCTTGGTACATCTCGTAGAACTTGCCAACCTTGAAGAAGAGGATCGTATCGAAATTGCTTTTCTTCAGAGTCCACCATTGACGATGAC